TTGTCGTTACTGTATAAGACATAACATTCTGTTTAATTTTATTTATTTCCAAGAAAAAAGGTTCCCGCACCACCAGGAACCTTATAACCATCACTTACCCATAGAAGAAACCCATAATATTAATCTCGATTCTCGCAGAGTGACTTTACTAATAGTGGGGCAAACTCCTTCCCCTGAGTGCGAGTAGGGAGACTTGAACTCCCACGCCTGCAATAGGCAACAGATTTTAAGTCTGGTGTGTCTACCGATTCCACCATACTCGCAAGGTGGGTGATGAGGGATTCGAACCCCCGACATCCTCCGTGTAAAGGAGACGCTACTACCGCTGAGCTAATCACCCGATGGGACAATCATAACACTCAGAGTGCTGATTGTCAAGTGCTCGTTGTCGGTTACGATCCGACCTTCTATCTGTTATGAGCAGATTGCCGTCACCAGAGGGCCAAACGAGCAAGATAGTGTAGATGACAGGATTTGATACCTGCAATACTCTCCGAAGAGGCGTGTTTCCTTACATCACATCTACACTAATTGGGCGAGGGTGTCTGACTACGATAATCTACGATTCAGCAGAGGGGACCCTTCTTTTAATACAACTTTCCTTGTTGTACCCAATGGGAATGCCGAGAATTGAACTCGGTTCACACGCTTATAAGGCATGGGCATTAACCAATATGCGACACTCCCGAAAGATGAACTTACTGAGCTTCGTTATTATTCTCAGTGTATATTCGAAAAAGTTCATCATCGGCAGGAACCATCACTGCTGCCTTACCATCGTCTCCCATTATACCTATTGTCTCTCCGTTTTCAACTCTTTTGAATAATTCATCAAACTTTTCTTCCCACTCTTTCACAGTAAAGATTTCCATAGTTGGTTTATTTATGAGGAAACGGCAAGGTCAGCATACTCAATTTGGTCATCTTCAAGATTTTGTGTTACGTAGTTTAGCACATTCATAAACTCATCAATTGTACCACATTCAACAAACTTTTTATCACCTTGATCTCCAAGAAGAAGAAAGGAACGAGTGCAGATGTCAATCACAATACCTTGGACGCATTCAGTGTTGTTCATGATGTGTGGAGTGCTTCCCTTGATTACCTTAGTATTATAGGGCATCTGGGCAGGGGTGTCAAGTGTGCCGATTGGAGAAGTGGTTTTACTTGCAATATTATCCCGATATTTCTGTCAATGTAACAAATGATTGTCCAGTAGGATCTTTAAAAGCACTTCTATTAATTTCAAGCGTTCTTCCATCAGAATTTAAAAATAATGATGCTTGAAAAGTGTATGTCACTGAAGAAGTTGTTGCGGGTGTATCCAAAACTTCAAGTTTAGGTCTAGAAAATTGATCGATAGAACCAAAATTAAATGTTCCCCCTGTACCCCAACCAAAATCAACCGGACCACCTGTTGTTGTATCTGTTATTGGGGTATAAATTGGGGTTCCATTTCTCAAAATTCTAATTCCAGCATATACTGAATTAGCACTAGTATTAGTTATCAAATATGCTGAAGGATTACATTCCACTAAAATTTTATTTGAAGCACTATTCGGAGTAATAGATGTATCAAAGTTGGTAAGATTTGTATAATTTGCTTGAGTGGTAATAACAGTTAGGGTAGTTATTTTCTTTTGCACTATCTGTATGATTCCCCCACCACTTGCACCAACAGGAAGTCCATCTTTTGGAAAGATTTTATTTGTTCTTAATTCTGACATTATCCCGAGACCTCCATTAATGTGATATATGAAACAACAGGATGTATATCATTATTTGCTAATAACCTATTAATCCAAAAAAATTCTGAATTACCGGTTATATATGGTTTTCCTTGTGTTTTATAAGTGACCGTAGATGTCGTTGAGGGACTATCAAGTACTTGGATATTAATTCTATGGAACCTAACATTACGTAGAGTTATAGTGCCATCTGTAGCTGAAGCTGCAGTTGCATCCACATAACTATCTCCAAATGGACCATTACCATCTTCTCCGGGAGTATAAATTACCGTAGAATTCCTTAATATACGAAGTCCTCCACCACTCACTCCTGTGTTCGGAGATACAGCACCTACCCCCTGACATATCATTACAAAAATTTTACTATTTGCACTTGTAGGAGTAATTGTTGCACTTAATGTAGTATCAATCCAAGTAGATGTATTTGAAATGACACTTGTTGAACTATTAGTGTTTTGAACAATTTGAATAATGCCACCTCCACCACCAGTAGGCACACCATTGACTGGAACTATACTATCAACTCTAAGTTGTGATGACATATCAGGAAGGTTCAGTGGGCCAAGTAACAGAATTCATATCCAACTCATATCTATCATTAAGAGTTGGATTTGCAGTAGCAGGAAGGTCTCGAAGTGCTTGACGATAAGTAGACCACTCAGAAGAAATTGTAAGATCTGATGATGCTCTCCAATCAGTCAATGCAATTCTACGATCTCTTTCTTGACGCAGAAGTCTCATTGGTTCTGCATTATCAAGTTCAGTGATTTTTGCGGTGATTGCTTCTTCAGTTGGTTGCTCGTATCCGTGTCCGTCTATCCACTCCAAACCAGAATACTCATCACCACGAAGCACCCATTCTGCTCCTGGTGTGAGTTTTTGTAATGCTGAAACAATATCGTATTTCATAGTAATAATTATTTTAGTTTTATTTAGGTTTTATTGTGATATCTCAAATGCATTTATATATGAAACTCTCTCCGGATTTCCAAGTGTAACCTGATTACCATTAAAAGATTTAATATAAACATTATAAGTTAAGGTAGAAGTTGAATTTGGAAAATCTATAAAATTTCCAACCGAATGTGCTTCAAGTCCTGCTGCATTTATATAATAATTTCCCATACCAAATAAAGCACCAGTAGTTTCTAAGTTTGAACCATTTCTATGAAGAGACCATGACACATGATTGTTAGCTACTGGTGTTTGTACCCAAGATGTCCATGCAATTAATATTTTACTGGAAGCAAATTTTGGAGTGATAGTTACTTGTATAGCACTAGATACAAAAGAAGTTGAAGTTGTACTAGTTGAAGTCAAAACTATATTGGTTTGGATATTAACAATACTTCCAGGAGGAGCAGAAGTCCAATTTCCACTAGAATCAAATGATAATGTTCCACCACCCACATTTAAAGTTCCCATACTATCTCCTTATACGATTACCCAAGTACTGCCAGATGGGATTGTAACGGTAACACCAGTATTTATTGTGATTGGACCAGCACTCATTGCATTTCTGTTGGGAGTAATTGTATAATTCTGAGTGACATTCTGATTATTTTCATAAAATACACCATCAAATGGTAAAGAAGAAGCAGCACCAACACTAGAACTACCTACTTCAACCCATTGTCCAGCAGATCTAACTTTAATTCCCATAATTTATATTTTTTGATTATTTAGGTCTTAATCATATAAACAAGAGCATAATATGGTGGCCTGTTTTCGTGATAATCATCACCACCATTAGATAGTATGTTAAATATTCTATCATTACCAAGCTGAGATCCAGTTCCAGACACATAACCAGTACCATCATTTGGAGCAAATGGATTTAAATCACTCCTAGAAAATGCTATCCATGAGGGACCATCAGCAGTTTGATTATTAACATTGTGAGTGTGACTTGGCATCTCAGCAGTGGTCAACTGGTGAGCAACAGCACCACCAGTATCTCCTGGTCTATGATTACCACTGAGAGTGCCCGTATTTACATCAAATGTTTGTGCTGCTCCAGAGTCACTACCAGCACCAACAATAAATTGATTTCTTAAATCTGGAACATTAGAACCAACAACAAGTTGTAGAGCCGTAGTGGAAGCAGCACTTCCATCACATAACTGATAACCAGAGGGAATACTTGCAATTGAACCTCCCCACATATGAATAGTTCCTGTTAATACGGAACTACTAGAACCCGCACTCGTAGAAGTATCATACCAAATATCACCATCACAAACATCAACCGTTGGTTCAGTTTCTTGAACATAACGTTTACCATATGCGTTACTTGTAGATCCTATTCCAATTGTTGATATTCCGGCAGAAGTTGTGACTGATATTGGATTACTGCAAGCATATTCTGTTCTTGGATTTCCTTCATCTGTATATTGAACCACATCAACATCAGAAAGAAGTCCTCCTCCTCCTCCACCAGCAACAGCACTAATTGTAAATCCTCCTGCTGCTACTGGATCAATTGTAATATTTGAACCTGCAGTAATTAAAACATCATCATTAGTTGATCCATCACTCAATCTTAAGGCAACATTATCACCACTATCAATTGCTGTTAATGTATATCCAGCACCAGCAAGAGTTTCCAAATCACTCCATTGTGGTGCTGTAGATGAATTATTCCAAGTGAGAACATAACCATCACCACCAGCACCAGGATCTGTTAAAAATGTAGTGCTTCCTGGTCCATTTTGATAAGGAATATCACCGGCAGTTCCACCAGCAAGATTATCTGCTGTTCCCACACTAATATCACCGGCAGTTGCCCAAGAAGGTGCAGATGATCCATTGGACTGCAGTAACTGACCAGAAGTTCCTTGTGGTAATACATCAGTGTCATTATTTGATATCTGATATAATATTTGATTAGTGGCATTAATTTCTATATCGGTTGCTAATCCTGCTCTGGTGGCATAATCAGCATTATCAATAGATCCGGTTATAGTTGCACCATTAATATTGTTGACGTAAAGGTTATCCCAATACAAATTAGATGCACCTAAATTAAATGTTGATGTTGATCCAGGAACAAATCCACTTTCATTAATCCTAACAATTCTCGTTAATGCGGTCGCCACTCCTACAGTTCCAGAACCCAATTCAAAATCAATAATTGGATTGGAAGTTGAATCGACATTGGTTTCCAATCTTATACAGTTTCCAGTTACATCAGGAATACCGTTTTGATGATTAAAAGCAATATTAGCATTACCATATCCATCGTTTATAGTTAATGCAACTGATCCACTACCCTTACCAGCTACAATGTCTCCATCAATTGTAAATAATTCATTAGTGTTTGGATTACAAGCAATACCAGCATCAGTATATAAAAATTCATTACTTCTGGTTGTATTATTTGAATCAACAAAAGTTAGATAATAAGTACCAATTCCAGTTGTAGTTCCTGTTGAAACTTTATCAGCACTATCAACAGTCAGACCACTTGGATTTACCCAAGAAGGTGCTGAAGTTTCATTGGATTGTAATAGTTGTCCTGCATTTCCGTTAGGTATGAAATCGGTAGTGTCCGGTGCTGTTTGATAAGGTATTTGTGAAGCAGAACCACCCTTAAGATTGGTAGCAATACCAGCATTGTCAGCATAATCTGCAGTAGCAACACTAGCACCCGCAAAGTTAATATTAACACTAGAAGCATCAGTTAATCTTCCTTTGGAGTCAACAGTAAATGTTCCTACTTGTGTAGAAGAACCATAAGAACCTGCAGCAACACTAGTATTTGCAAGAGTTAGTGCTAGGTCTACATTAGCAGTTCCATCAAAAGATACTGCTGGAGAAGTACCATCTCCAGAAATGCTAAAATCTCTAGGAGTTGTTAAACTATCGGCACTATCAACACTCAGACCACTTGGATTTACCCAATCAACACCAGAACCAGTAGAAGATAATACTTGACCTGATGTTCCTGCTTCATTATTAACGTCATAAAGTGCAGCACGTAACCTTATGTTTCCATTGACATCTAAAGTTTGTGATGGTGCATCAGTTGCAATGCCGATATTACCTTCTTTCGTTATACGAAGTCTTTCCTCTACATCATTAACATTAGATGGTGTAGTATTATCAACACCAAAGACCATATCAGCAGTATTGCTTCCACGATCTTCCATGTTGATATAACCAACATATGCATCAGCAGAATTTCTAAATGCAATACCACGATCTTGTGTATTATCACTTGTTTGAATAATAAGAGCATTCTTTCCACCAGAAGTATAAACAGAAAGAACACCTTCATCTGCAGGGGCACCACCAGTAATATTAGTAGTATCACCAACAGTTATTGTTGTGGAAGCAATAATATCATCTCCAAATGTAGATATTCCAGATGCATTAAAAAGAACAGTTTCTAAGGATTCTGTAAATGTTCCGGTTCTTGCAGTTAAACTATCAAATGTAATGTCATCACCGACATAAAGATCACCACCAACATAAAGATCTCCACCTGTTGTTGTGATTCCTCCACTAGATGCAAGTGTTGTTGCTCCACCCACATTTAAATTTAATCCAATATTTACACTTTTCTCTACACCAACACCACCTTCTGTTACAACTGATCCACTATTTTCATTAGTAGATTCTGTGTCACTTTCTATATAAAGGTTATCCTTCACTACAACCGAAGAAGAACCTCCCCCATCAGAATTCAGATTTAAATTACCAGATATAGATTCTACAGTACTTTCAGAAATTTTTACATTTCCAAGAGTAGAAACACCAGTAACTAATATATTATCAAATTCTCCAATACCAAAATCAAACTGTGCTATCGTCCCGACACCAGTGATATTAAGATTAGTTGCTTGTATTGATTGTCCAACTGTTAGGTTCTTAGCAATACCAACACCACCATCAACTTGGACGGCACCAGTATCAACATTTCCAATAGTATTATCAGTAACATCAGTGAAAGTTGCAGGTTCTGATACTGTAAGACCATCTAATGTTGTTGTTCCATCAACATCTAAATCAGTAGAAATATCAACAGAAGCATTGATGTCTACATTATTTGCAAATGTAGAAAAACCTGATACATTAACATTATCAAGTTCAGTGCTACCAGTTACATTTAATGCTGTTCCAGTATTTTGATTAATTGTAACATTGGAATCAATGTCTACAGTATTTCTAAAAGTTGAAAAACCAGATACATCTAAATTATCAATAAAAACACCACCACTAAATGTGGATACACCTAAAACATCAAGAAGTTGTGTGGGAATTGTACTTCCAATACCAACACGATTATTGTTAAAATCAAAATAAAAATTATCTGCACCATCCACAAGACCAGCGGTGTTATGGAATTGTATTTGACCTATTGTTCCACCTGCACCTGTTATAACTGATTCTTGTCTAACCCATAAAATACCATCGTTAGATTTTGTAATTAAATAACCATTTTGTCCCGGTTGATTTGTAGAATCATAAATGTCTCCAGTGATTCTAAAATCACCTACCAAATGAAGTTCTTGTGTCGGATCTGTGGTTCCAATACCAACCGAACCAATACCAGTCGTTGTAATAACTGTTCCACCAGTTCCTACAGTAATTCTATCTCCAGCAGAAAGTAATCCATTATCAAAGGTAAATCTCGCATCTGTTGCAAAATCATTGAAAGAATTAAATAAAACTTCAGTATTATTTCCGGGAGAAAATATAGTAATATCAACATTAGGTGCGGGTGAAAGATCTGGATTTAGATATCCCTGAGCAGTAATTGCGGCACCAATAAAATTCAGTTGTGTTGTACTACTCAATCCACCAACTAAATTACTCAACCCCTCGTCATAGATACTGATAGATCCTGGTATGATACCTCCTTGATTTGGTATCCAATATCTTTCTCCAGGATCAACATTTGGATTATCTACAGATACTACAATGTATTGTTGACCAACGGGAACTACTTTTGCAGTAACAGATGATGGTCCGACTATAGGATCTCCTAAGTTTGGCTCTGCATCTCCAACAGACAAATATCTATATCTATCAGCACTTAATGCTGATTGTGGAGTTATTTTAGAACGACCAGATATATACTTCGACATACTTATGTTGTGCTATTTTCCAGAATGCTCATAATAAACTCCATTTGTAATGGAGCAACCTGACCTCCACTTAAATATGTGTGTGCGATACCAGAAACTACACCAGTATTGGTAGTAAATGTGAGTGATGTTCCAACAGAACCATCAATACTATCTACAATAAAAGATCTTTGTGGATCTGGAAAGATTGATGTTGTTAATCCACCAGTATATGAACCACAAGTAAATGCAATTCCACTCATCGTGATTTCATCATTTGCCTCAAATCCGTGAGGTGTTGTTGTTTCTACCGTTGTAATACCTGTATTATTATCATACTGAACTGCACTTATAGAAACGACACCATCCTGAACACCTTCAATTATTACAGAATCTTGTATAAGTGCAGATCTTTCTAATACTAATCTACCATCAATAATAACTAATGCATCTTGTGGAGGTATTTCCCCATTTTTTATAACTCTTATATTTCTCGTATTTCCAGAAGTTTTTGATGCCGTACTTTTTCTTCTATGCGTAAATGTAATTGTCGGATAAGTATTTACCCCAACATTAGAAACGGAGGCATAAAGAACAATAGAAGAAACACCAGTTGGTGCAGTATAAACGGTTTGTTCTCCAGGTGCTACCGGAACTGCGATAGTAATAAATTTATTAAGTGGTGCGACTGCCATATTATCTCAACGCAAGTATGAGTGGTGTAACTTCTGCCTGAATTGCTTTACTAAAATCTCTTCCTCTAACTGTTGATGTTGTTTGATCAACTTGAATGCCTTCACCAATATCAAAGTTTCCTTTTTGATCCGTTGAAGTAAATGGAATTTGTGCTCCATCAAGGGCTACAATTTCATTTTCTTTTATTGGAAGAGCACCCTGGAAGGGTAACGATGTATTTATACTTGTACCTGTACCAACATACTCAAAAGAATGAGAACTCGTCAGAATACGACTGATTCTTTGAAGTGTAAATGGATCACCCGCAAATAGTTCATAAGGAACAAATTCGTTAAATGTAATCGTTGTAATTCCAGTTGTATTTTCTGTTGCTTCAGATACTGTAAAATAAATGGGAGTCATTACAGCAGTCGCAAGACTCGTATTTCCATCAATATCAACAACAATATTTTGTGTTGGTAAGTAATTTCTACCAGAATTAATTACATCAATTTCGGTAATTGATCCATTTACATCTACTGTTGCACTTGCCTCCGCAATAATACCTTGTGGACCTTTTGGTGTTACTGTTCCATCAGCATCACGAATAGTTACTGTCGGTGGAGTTGCTTGACTAAAACCACTTCCACCATTCAAAACTGTAATACTAGCAAGTTCTTGTAGTGGTGCCGTAATTCTTCCAGTTCCAACAGCATCTGGATAATTACTTAAATCTATTTTGATGTAAGCTGCCTGTCCATCAAAAGGTCTTCTAAAATTATTATTTGAATCAGTCACACCTGTTCCTACAATAACATCAGAATTATCTCCAGGTATCACATCATTCAATACCGTTCCACTATATTGAGTTACACCTAGTCCAACTGCATATAATCCAAAATTACCAAAAGAACTATTAGAGTTTGTTAGATCACACTGACCACCAGTGTCAGCATAAATTGCAATATCGTTATTGATTGTAAAAATAGAAACTAACTGTGCATACGCATTATTCGTGATTGATACACCAATACCATTTTCATTATATTGAGTGAATGAATCACAAACCATAGATTTAAGATCAGCACCAGGAATAGATGCTGTTGCATCATTTCCATCAATTCTCATACCAATACTTTCAGTCATAAAGTTGGTACAATTTCTTACATATGGTGATCTCCATCTTAAAGTTGGTCCTTCTTCTGCAGGACCTGCAATCGTATATCCACTATTTGCAGTTACTCCTGTTTTTGGAAATGCAACCGCACCAGCACCAAGATGAGAAACACCAATCGTTGCTCCAGCAAAGTTTAAATTTTCAACTAGACATCCTCTCCTGACCCAGAAAACATCTAATGTTGGATTTGATGGTTCAATAGTGACCAATCGCAGATCTTCACCAGTAATTGATACATCTCTTTGAAGACCTACTGGATTATTTTCTACATAACGACCAGGACGAATTTTGATTGTATCACCAGGTTGTGCAACTGCTGCTGCACCACCGACTGTTGCTTTTGCATCACCTTCTAATAGTCCAGAATTAGAATCATCACCATCTTTTGACACCCAAATCGTATTTTGTGTTTCTACACCTGATGGTCTCCAAGATACACCAGTTCCAACAGATGCTAAACGATAATCTCTACCAGCAATGCCAGTGTTTTGATTTTGATCTGTTAATGTGAAATCTAATTCCAAATCACCAACAATCTTAGCATTATTTCCTACATTCAGATTTTCTTCAATTCCAACACCACCCTCAACTATAAGTGCTCCAGTGTCTTTATCTGTTGATGTTGTGGTAGATTCAATAGTCGTATCTCCACCGACGATTAATTTTTTTACAATACCAACACCACCATCAATTTGAACAGATGCACTCAAAGTGCTAGTAGCATCAGTTACATCATTAAATGTTGCAACTCCATCAACATCTAATGTGTCATTAAGTGTGGTTGCAAGATCAACATCTAATGTGTCATTGAGTGTGGTAGCACCATCAACATCTAATGTGTCATTGAGTGTGGTAGCACCATCAACATCTAATGTGTCATTGAGTGTGGTAGCATTATCGACATTCAAAGTTCCTCCTACATCCAATGTGAATGCTGGATTATTATTATTAATACCAACATTTGTAAGCCTGTAAATATCACCAGAATCTGTTGTTCCCCATAAATCTTTTAATTGGATTCTTGCAATTAAATTAGGATTACTTGGATCAGCTGTTGGAACAGCATTAGTAGTTCCAATTCCAAGACTATTAATATTAGTAAAATTTAAAACAGTAAATGATTGTGCAGCACCTACAAGAGGATTATTAGGATCGTTTGAAATATAAACACCTTCGTCCTGAATAAAAATACCTTCAGAAAAACTAGGTTCAAAAGTAACCCAACGAATACCAGTCTCATCACGATTTAAAAAAGAACCATTCAATCCAGGAGATCCCGCAGAATCATAAATGTTTCTTGAGATCGAAATCGTTCCATCAATATCAAGTTTTAATTCTCCTTGAGCAGCAGTATTAATTCCAGAAATTGCATATCCAGGATTTATTGTTCCAATACCAACAGTGCCATCATCTGTAATTACAAATGTATTATCAGGATTAGAATTAAATTGAAACTTTTGTTGTGGAGTTGCCGTGAATATACCTATTTGTTCTGTTCTCGTATCAATATTAAGTGCTGTTCCCCCAACACCAACATCAAGTCTTGTTCTCACTAATAATTCATTTATATCAAGATTTCCACTTATAGTAAGATTTCCATCAATATTTACATCTTTTAGGAATCTGGCATCACCATCAAATATAAACCCAGAAGAATCAATAGCATTAAAAAATTTTATATTTACTTTATCAAAAAAAGTTACATCCTCATTAAAATAAACCTGTTCTCCAAATACATTGATATTAAAAGAATTTAATGTCATTTTTTAATCTGCAGAAAAGAACGGTAATGATGATACAGCTTCACCAATGAGAGGAGCATCTCCGATTCCAAATAAAGCACCAGCACCCTCAAGGAAATCTAATCCAACATAAGATCCTTCAAAAACTCTCATCATCCAACTACCTATAGTTTGTTCTACAAGACTTCCAGTCAATCCATCTACAGATACATTTTGACCATCAATAAGGATTGATCCATTTTTAGCAATTAAATTAATATTTCTACCTGCCTGAACATCTATATCTTCATCTGCTTGAAGCATAATATTTTGTCCCTTGATTTTTACATTACCATTTTTCATACAGGTAACTGTAATATCTCCATTAACTGTAGCAATTACTAAACTTACATCTTTGGCAGATGCTTTTGTTCCCGATATCATTTCTATTGTTTTATCATTATGAATATGATAATTACCACTTTCGGAAAAAAGTGACATATTCATATCTTTATTATTAGTAAACCCATAATAACCAAAAACAGATGAACCGTCTCCATTCATCATAGGATCAGAAACACTAAAACTATACTGATATCCAAAGGAATCATATGAACGAAGTTCTACATTTTTGTTAGGTCTTTCTGCCATTGTATTATACGCAATCTATGACACTTATAATTTCACCTTGCTGTTCTGAGGTGAATGGTTTTACTAAAGGTTTAATCAATGCTCCACTACCAGTTTCTGTATTTACAACAATATTTGGTAAAGTATCTACTTTCACTTTATTTATTGGAGATACTGATATCGGAGATGCTGAAATAATCTTACCACCATTTTCTACATCTATACTCAAATTATATTCAACTCCATTTTCATCAACCGCAGTATCACCTGGAGAATAATCTCGTCCAGGATAAAGAATGATAGTGTCATCTACTCCATTCTCAACTTCTCCATCATCTCCAACTGGATAATTTTCACCTTCTGATATAATATAAACTCCAGTAATTTTTCCATATGTTGGAGATGAACTATTAAAATCAACGATTGCTCTTCCAACTGCACCATATCCTAACTGACAAGGATCATCAAAAGATACCATTGGTGGAGCATAATAATATCCAGATCCAGGATCCGTAATTTCGACTCCAATAATACTTCCTGTTCTTGCAACAGAAGAAGTTACTTCACCCAATCCATTCGTATTATTAACGATTCCACCCAATAATACTCTTCCCGCTCCACCAGAACCATCTCCACCAAAGAAAGAAACTTTTGGACCACCACAACTTGTAGGTTCTGCGCAATTTGGTTTGGAATATGGAGAAGTTAAAGTAGTTATACCTGCCAGAGCATTAGAAACATTTGCATTCTCAAGAACTTTATCTAAAATATCATTCACCTTTGCTTTATTTTTTGGACCATATCCAATTGTCCATTCTTTTACTCCAGCACACTTGTCTCCAGTTTGATTACAAGAAAAGAAATCTTGCACAGATTTTATGACATCAACAGAACTGCGAAGAAAATCAACAAGGTTAAATCCAAGAGGCGACAATATTTTTGAAATTCCATCTAAAACAGACTCCAATCCAGAATCAATTTCATCAATAACATCATTCAAAAGTGATCCAACAAATTGTTCTGCAGTACAAACGCCAAAATTTACAACTTCTAATAAACTTTTGTCAATTAAATCTTTAATAGTATCTCCAAGACCTCTGATAATCTTTGCAGAGACACAAGCAATCGCATCCTGAACTGCTTTCACTGGACCGACCATTGCTTCTTGTGCTGCAACACCTGCTGCGTGTGCGGCAATAGGATTTCCAGTTGCTGCTAATATTTTGGCATAAACAGTTTTGTATAGAATATCTAATCCTTGTTTAAGTATTGGTATTAATTCTTCATACAAAGATCTGAACAAAGTTCCTACAAATTGATTTGAGATAAATTGAATTTTTTTAACTGCATTTTGAACTTCACTTAAAAAATCAGTACTTTCTCCAATTATATTAATTAAATTTCCTAATATTCCAGATACTTGTGTTGCAAAGTTATCTTCACAAGTATCTGCAAATGTTATAACTTGTCCTGTTGCTTCTGATGCAGGATATTCTGGTGCCTTTCCTTTTCCTTCATTATTTTGATTAATTGCAGAAATATTATCTGGTTTTACATTTCTTGGTTGTTTCTGATCTTCAGTGCTTTGTCCTGTAGATTCTCTATTACTTTTAGTTTCTGGAGATTTAATATTTGTCGTGTATCCAGTAAATGGGACAAATGGTGAGGTGTACCCGGAACTTGATACAAATTGTGTTTTTCCAAATGATCCCATAATCATTGGAATTTGTGCATTATCCCCATCAAGAAAGAATCCTACGACAACATCACCTTGATTAATTCTGGTGCTTTGAGCAAAACCTCCTCCACCAGTTCCTGCATTTGGTGGTAATAAAACTCCTGCCCAGGGAAGATCTTCATTTGGGAGTTCACTTGAATCTGCTGAATGATATCCTAATATTCTTACTTTATATCTAACTGCCCAACCTTCACCATCCACTTGTTGTGGTGCTGATTCAGTTGGTGCAATTTGTCCAATCCACCAACGAAATCCGTCTCTACCAATAAAATTACTTTTAAGTGTTGATTCTTCTATCATTGCGTTTTCTTAATTCCAAAATTATCTCTTACTAATTTCAAAGAAGTATATGAATGATTTGGTTCAAAATGATGGCATAATTCCTTTATCATATATAGTCCACTTACTTCAGTATCTAAATCATTTTCACTTCCAGAAATTTTTGGGAATTCACATTTAATCACATCACCAGCATTCAAATTTGTATTACAAGGTATCATCATACTAATAGATTGTGTGAGAAGTAAATTATATCTCATCAATGATTGTGCCTGATATTCTTCAGGATTTGCATTAACATCTGTTGAAATCTCTGGATCTAGTGTTCCAACATCAAGAACACCTGTCAAAATTCTTGAAGGAACATCACCTAAAGATTGATTACTTCCATCACTAATTAATGGTAATTGTAGTTTTGAGTTTGTTCCAAGATTTTTTAAATTATCTTTATAATTTGAAAATTTAAATGTGGTATTACTGAAATTAAAATCTAATGGATTGAAAAATGATCTTTCACTTGCATAAGAACCCAGTCTCAATTTTTCAATTAAGTTTTGATTTTTATTAGTTGTATAATTTAAAATTTTATAGTCATTATTATATTCATTTTCATTTAAATTAACTTCACTATAATAATATGGATTATCTTTATTTTTTGGTTCTTGTTCAATCAATCCATCAATTGATTTAAATTTAAATCCATCTTTTGTTTGATAAAAAACAAATCCTGCTGTTGAACTTTTAGCAGAAACTGGAACTGCTTTAGATGCTAACCAAATTAAAGTCGTAAATGGTTTTCTTGAATTTCCTATAAATGAATATGAATTTTGTGATTTTTCTATATCTTCGTTTTTATATCTTGTAGTTTTTAATATATTTTTTAAAATCTTACTTATAGATTGATCAATTGTTCCAGTATATTTTTTATATACTCTCGTAGTTTCATTCGTAATTGCTTCTCTTGAAACTAAATTGAGAACAAAACTTTCTTTTTGACTTTCAGAAATTACATCGGTGATACTTGAAACATACAAATATCTGTTTGGATTTGATGAAAAATCAAGACCAGTTTTTCCAATTCCCTGATCAGAAATCTTCATAAGAAGTCTTTCACCACCTCTTAATGGAAGACCATTATAAATGGATTGTATCTTATCTTTTTCGTTAAGAATAGAATCTCCAGTATTAACTACTCTAATTCTAGCAGTAATAGTTGGTGAAAAAATGTCTTCATAATAATCAATTGAAATAGTACCAGAACTTATATCAACAGTTCTTTGTTGATCATTAGATTCTAATATTAATTTTTCGTAAAGAGAAGATCCTGATGCTGACATTTATGTATATGCTAAATCTGTTAATAATTTTCTTTTCATAATACTATTTAACGAAGAACCCATAACAATAACTGGAGAAGACCCACGAGATCCTCCTCCCATCATCACAGTTGGTGCTTCTTCTTCTACAATTATGATTGTATTTTTTGGTCCTGTAGAATAACCAATATCCGGCATTTTTCCAGTAGATCTCGCAATCGATGTAGATGTTCCTCTTGTTCCAAAACCTAGTCCACTACCACCAAATCCTGCATTGATTAATACTTGTCTTACTTTTGCAGAACCATTATATTCTCGTTGTCCAATTGCACCACTACCACCCCACTGTGCTCCAGGAACATCGATTGCCAAGTCTTTTCCATGCCATCCAGGATCTCCAGGTCTAAATTCACTTCCCACTTGTATGCCAGCGGCACGTAATGCTGTCTTTGCTTTCTCTTTATCCTCCACTGTTCGGAAAGCAATGTGATCATGGTAATTTGACTCTCTTCCGTGACCACGATATTCAAAATTTGGATGTCTCCTATCTCCTGTAATATATTCTACAACATTTCCTCCACCACCATATCTTCCACCACTACCACCTTCTTGACCTTCAACTTTTCCACCATATTTTTGATACATTTGCAGAAAGTTTTCTGCATTATATTTTGCCTGACCACCATAAGAACCACCTTTCTTCATATTGGGTCCACCTTCAATAGATGCCCATTCTCCACCCAACTTATAAATTTCATTTATAGATAATCCATTTTTTATATCAACTCCTCTACCAGCAACAAGTTTAAGTGCTGCTTTATCTTGTCTCTCTGGTGTCATTGCACCACCCATTACACCCTTCCAAGTTGTACTTAAAAATTGATATCTTCCTGCAGCATCGGAGGTATAATCACCACCAGATCTCAACTGTTCGGGATGTTTTGAAAGATCTGTAAATTGTGTTCCCGTAAATTGTGTATTATATCCTTGATTTGGATATCCAGAAGTTCCTTCCGCTTCTGCAATTGCATTAAGTAGTGCTCTTGCATTTGGATCATCTATTGATGCAGCACCAGCAGATGCATCGGCACCACCAGAAGTTTCTCCACTCATATCACCAGTCAAGGCATTCTTCATACCTTCAATATCAGTCTGCATTCCTTTGAATGCATTTTCCATATCAGTCATTGCTTTTTTAAGTTTTCCAGACTGATCAGTAAAGTCAAAATTTCTTATGTTGTCCCATCCAGCAGATACTATCGACCCAATTGATTTAAACCAATCACCAAGATTTTTAATAAAACTCTTCAATGAATCAACTAATTTTCGAATTCTTTCTATTAAATTTTGAACCCATTTTATAATTTTTGGAAGTTTATCAACTAACCAACCTACCAATAAAATTCCAATAAAATCTAATATTCTTTGTAAAAAACTCTTTCCGGGCACATTTGGAGCACCAGATTTACCTCTCGTCTTAAAGGTTTCTAATGCCTGCTCCTTCGACATTCTTCTTCTTTTTTCTTTTATCCTTTTATTAAATACTTTTCTACTTACAATATTCTTTCTTTTAACTTTTGTTTTTTTGAGAATTGCTCTACGAAGCATTCCTCCACTTCTACCAACACCACGAGAAGCACCTTTAACAAAAGTGCTAGATCCTCGGACAAACATTGAACCTATTCTTAATGCTCCTGCTGCAATTGCCGGTAATGCCATTTTAGTTCACCACATTATAAACAATTTGAGAATACATTGTGTAGAAATTGCTTGGATTTGCCGAAGCAATCAATGGAACATCAGTAGCAGATCCAGATTTTAGTGATTGATCTCCTGCTCCACGACCAGCACCACCAACCTTCTTATAGATCACTGTTGTATTTCCACCACCAGAAACTGGTCCTGGTGCAGAGGGCATTGATGAAGGTGATGAAGAAATTGATGATGATGGAGTTGGTTGTGGTTCTGTTGGTGTTGTTGCTGCTGGTGTTGTTACTGCTGCTGGTGTTGTAGCTGCCGGTGATACTTTTGCTTTTGGTTGCTCTGGCTTTTTACCAAGAACCATATTTAATATATCTCCAAGATTTGGAAGTTTTGATGTTATACCCTCGGCACTTTTAACAAATTTTCCTAATCCAAGATTTCCTAATAATTTTTCTTCATTTTCTTTAATTCCGGGCATAAAATCCCTAGCAAGTAAAAATGCATCAAGTGCAGTAGATAATGGCCATAATCCACCAATATCTAGCAAACCAGATATCGCTTCTAGTCCTCCACCAATCAGATCTCCATTTGCTATCCTATCATAGGCAAACATAAAGTTTACAAGTCCACCTATAAAGGGAAGAGCTTTTGATCCTAGTATTCCACCAGCTTTTCCTACACTTTTTGCATTTTTAACAGAATTTATACCTTGAGATTTTAAAAATTTATTAAGTCCGGGTATTTTACTCGCAATTCCTACAATTTTATTTCCTAATGCTTTTGCTCCTCCTAAAAGTGGTTTTATTAAAGGATCCGTAACTTTTTTCAATCCTCCTATTACAAAATCTTTTGTTTTACCTGCAAAATTCTTCAATCCACCAAACATTTCCCCAAGTTTAAATGCAAGTCCTTTTGGTTTTGGAGCAGACATGCGAGGAAGTCCTGGTATTTGCTTAGAACCTCTCATACCACCTTGAAAAAGATTATTAAATCTTTTTACTCCTGCGGGAAGTTTATCATAAAGTTTTGATGCCATACCTCCAGTTCTAGCAGCATTAACTGTTGTTTTAATCTTTGTCTTTCCTAAAGATTCTGCAGCTTGCTGAGAAATTGAAGAACCTGCAGCACCTACGGCACGAGCTCCTCCTCCACCAGCACTTGGAGTTGGAGGTTTATTTCTTACTTTATTCCATAATGCTTCAATTCCTTTTGCCAGCAATTTAAATGGAGCACTAAGAATAGCAAAAGTTATTTTTCCAATAATACCAAGAATGGTAAATAATCCACCATTCAGTAATGCAAATATTCCAGCAACAACTCCTAAAGTTTTTCCTACCTCCACTCCTATTGACTTTAACTTATCAATATCACCTTCAGCATTGGCCTTAATTGCTTTCCATCCTTGATTAGTTAACCATCCTGCTAAAAGAATTCCAAAGAATTTTATCAAATTTCCAAGCACACTTTGTGCTTTTCCGGCAA